ATGTTTATTTTTGGTCATTTAAACAATATCATTTTTGTGCTCTCTTTTCAATATTTTATTTTCAATCTTCTTGTGACATATCTATTTTAAACCTATATTCCAGTATTTATACAGTTTTCAGATATTCTTCTAATTCTGATAATTTAATCTTTTTAGCTAAATTAGAAATGTAAACATCATTTGAATAATTGAAAACTAGCAATGTAATGTCTTTAATTATTATTCTATGTGGCTCAATATAGGAAAGATTTGTTTTATCTAGTTTTCTAATACTTCCATTGATAAATACCGGCTTAACCTTAGCAAACTCACATATAAATTCAAGTCTTTGCTTTAAACATTCCTCAAATTCTAATTCTTCTTTAATTATCTTCATAAACACCATCCTTTCTTTTTCGGATGATTTTAATGTTTTTAGACAACAAAAAAATCAACCAGATTATTTCTCTGATTGATTTTCATATCTCTCTGTTCAATTTAGTTCGAACAGATTCGTCATTGGTGCCAACAGGCAGAATCGAACTGCCGACCTACGAGTTACGAATCCGTTGCTCTACCAACTGAGCTATATTGGCATATTGCTTGTTTTGTTGATATATGTGCCTGTTTGACAACTTTTATTTTTCAAAAAGTGTTGTCTATTTGTCTATTTAGTCTATTCTTTTTATTTAAAGAGTTGTCAAAAAGTTGTCAAATACTATAGGCACATTATAATATAGAATTATAAAAAAATCAACAATTAAATTTAAAATCTATAACTATCTAGCATTCCTAATAAATATATTTTTAATAATATATTTTTATTATTTTTTAAGATTTCTAATTCTTCTCTTGAAAACATTTTTATATTTTCTTCAATTCTTCTTTCTAAAAGTTCTTCTAAATTCATAACGTCATTTAATACTACATCTTTCATTACATATCCTCCTACATTTATTTAGAACGTTCATAACCGAAAGATATATTTAATCTTGTTGCATTTGGGCAACATTTTATGAAAGAGGCATTTTCTTTTATGAAAACAAAAAATGACACGTTTTATTGTGTCATAATATAACTTTATATAATTCTTTGACATCTACATTTAAAGCTATCGCTATTTGTATTAGCGTAGATATCTTAGGTTCTCTTTCTTGTCTTTCTATTTTACTTAAATGTCCTTTACTTATTCCAGATAATCTGGCTAATGTTTCTAGTGTAATATTCTTTTTAAGTCGGACTTCTCTTAATAATATCTTTACCTTCATAAAATCACCCATCTTTAGTATGCTCATTTTCATGTATATCATGTATTTTGTTGCATTTGGGCAACTTTATTAAATTTACATTTTGTCCACTATGGTGGAAAAGTGCCATTTTCTTATATGAAAATAATAGCTTTTCATATTACCACCAACTTTAGTATGTACTAATATCTAGAAAGTATGCAAAAAAAGAAGCCCTTTAGACTTCTTTCGCTAGTTTTATTATTTTTTTGAATCTTCTTGTTCTTAGTCTTCCTTTTAAACTTTCTGATGATAATATTAAATAGAATTTTAGCAACTTATTATACTCTTTCTCATTTTTTATATTTAATACTTTTATCATTTGTAGAGAGTCTTTACATGCTTTTTCCATAACTATCATCTCCTTTATGATATTATAACATTTTATGTTAAATTGTTGTGTTGGAATTTGTCGAAAATAAAAATATTTTAGTGATGTAAAAATATTCAATTTTAGCCCTAAAATCGACCCTTTACAATCAATTTTAAGCCGTTTTATTTTTCAAGCCAATAAGTTATATTCCTTGATTTTTAAGCGTTTTTCAAGTTTTTTTAAAATTTTTATATTTTTTTGAAAAAATATTGACACACGTATCAATACGTAGTATAATGTTTATAGAAAGGAGGATAATAAATGCGTAGTAAACAGCTAATCAAATTGCTAAAGCAAAATGGTTGGCAAGAAATATCTCAAAACGGTTCTCATTTAAAAATGAGAAAACGGAAATCAAACTGAGATTGTTCCTGTACATAACAAGGATATTCCAATCGGAACAGCTGAAGCAATACTAAAAAGGACAGGGCTAAAATAATTAGCCCTTCCTAAAAACTTCAATATAATTTTTCAGCATGTTGAGGAGGATGCTTAAATTTTATATTTTACTATGTTTGTTTGCTATGCGTTTTTTCCTTTCTATCTTATATAATTTGGAGGTATAAAAATGAAAAATGAACTAACTGTCTTTCCCGCAATATTTACTTTTGACGGTAAATATTATAATGTTGATTTTATAGATTTAAAAGGTTGTTCAACTTTTGGAGACAGTATACAAAATGCTTATTTAATGGCTCAGGATGCTATGGGCTTATATTTAGACAATTTAACAAATTTTCCAAAACCAACCTTAGACATCTCTAAAATTATTTTACAAAAAAATCAATTTGTTTCATTTGTAAGCATTAATATGGATGAGTACCGAAAAAAATTTAATAATAAATCTATTAAAAAAACATTAACAATACCTGCATGGTTAAATTATTTATCTGAAAAAAATAATATTAATTTTTCACAAGTTTTACAAGAAGCATTAAAAGAAAGATTAGGTATTGACTAATTTTTAAAAATGTCATATAATATATATTAAAGAAAACGCATTTATTATCCTTGAAAAAGGAGATAAAAGGGGCTAGTACAAACTAGTCTCTTTTCAATTTAAAGAAAAAAGAGCTAGACTAGAAATTAATCTAATCTAGCTCTAATATTATAATTTAGTACAATAATTTAATGAAATCCACCCACTTGGAATTAATCCAAATCCATTTCGAACTTTAATAACTGTTGTTACTACTCCACGTTTTAATCCATTAGTATATTGATTTCCTAATCTTTTATTTTGATATCTTGCATTAGACGTTAATTGTTTATATCCTTTTATTTTATACTTTGTACTAGGACCTGTTCTAACATTTAAGACACTAGCATTTACTTTGTATTTTCCTGTAGTGTATTTTACACCAGAAATTGTTTTAACCGAATTTGAAGCTACAGCCATATAACTTGTTAGATAATTACTAGAAACCCATTTATTTGTCCCTATTCTACTCCAATTGCCATCTGTTTCATATACTGTTACTGCTGTACCATTAGATAATCCACCTACAATATATCCATTAGGCTTATTTCTTATATTTAATCCTATTTTAGCATTTACATATCTAGTATATGCTTGTGTTGTAACTGGACGTGTGTTGTTTACTTGTACATTTCCATCATGAGCAAATGCAAAGAATTTACTATAATTAGCATAGTTTCTAAAATTGTCTATACTACAATATACTGTATTTCCATCTACAGTTACTTTGCCTCTTCTTGTACTTGTTGAGAATTTGCCACTATATAAATATGGATCATATATCTTTAATGTATCTCCATCTATTCCAACTAGAACGATAAAGTGTCCGCCCGTTGTAAACAATCCGTTTCCACATGATACTATTACATAATGATTATTTCTTAATAACTCTACAGCTTTGTCTAAATAATATGTTTCTTCATATCCAATATCAAATTCGTCTGCTACAGCTCTAAAAGCACTAAAATATGTACCATTATTTGCACTTCTATATCCATGTTGTACAAACAAATCACACATAGTATCAGGTGTTATTGCTCCTTTTGTAGCTGTTACTACCATTGAAGCACATGTAGGACCACAAGCGCTAGAACCTATTGTTTGGTTTGGATTGCCTACACTAGAATACATCTTGCTTGCCCATCTACTATCTAATTGTGAATAATATGTTAATCCAACATAATCTCCTAATTCTACGTTCCAAGTTTCTGCTTTTGCTCCTTCATAAGCTATGTCTCCTTGAAGTTGAAATCCTTCTGTTTCTTCTCCTTCTTGCTCATTTGATACAGCATTCTCTTGTTCTTCTGTTTGTTCTATTATTTCTGTAGATGGTAAAGATTCTATTTCTTCTTTACTCATTTCTCTTGTTGCTATATCTGTTACAGTGTCTGTAACTTTCTCTACTACATCTTTTTTTAGCTCCTTATCATCTATAAAAAATATTGCACTAAAAAATATCATAACCATAGCCACTATAACTGCTATGGTTATATTTCTATCTTGTTTTTTCATTTCAATGCCCCTTTCTTTTCTAATTCTTCCCATTTACTATGTACATATGAATTTCCTTTAAGGTTTGTATATTCTTCATATATTTCATAAGCTCTTTTAATTTGAATATCTGACTTTGGTTGTTTGTTTTCTATGTCAGATAGAAAATCTGTCAAATATGTTTTGTCATGTTCTTTTTGATTTTCCTTCATTTCTTTTTTTACTGCTTCTAACTCTTTTTTAAATTCTGCCTTTATACTTTCTAATGTCTCAATTTTTTTATTAGTTTGATTTGATATTAATGTATTAATAATAACTCCGCAGTACTGTTATTATTGCTACTATTATTGTGCTATCCACTATCCCACCTCCTCTATCTCTTTAACTTTCCACTTCTGTATTATCTTTTCTTTTTGTTTTTGATAGTAAGGTTCTAAGTACTGTGTTTCCATATTAAAAGCAGGTTCTTCCTCTATTTCTAAAGTCTTGTAACCTGCTTTTTCGAAATCTTCTTCTCGTGGATTTATTACTTGCTTATTATCATATTCTAGTATCTTTTTGTAATTTGCATATTTTACATTGTATTCATTTATATATTTTACTAACATATTAACTCTCCTTTTCTCCATATAAAAAATCTCCTGTTCCGCTTGTTGTAGTAAAACTTTTTATTTACTTTGTCATACATACATGCTACGCCATTTTTGTCAAGAACTGGTATCATATCTCTAACTAATACATCATTATCATATATTTTAAAATCATAAACTTTTCCTTTGAAACATCTGTTATCTGCTTTATTTGCATTATTCCACGTAAAAAGATAAATATTATAAAATTCTGTAAAAGTTCCTCTATTTGGTAAGATTTGATTTACATTATCAATTGTATATACTTCATTTGAAAGTACAACTGTATGTTTTTTGTCATCTATTGTGTTGACTGTAGTATTATTTTTTTGTGTATTACCACCAAAACCACTAAAAGCAGACTCTGCATTATTGAATCCCCACGTCAATCCGTCTAAGATTTTAGTTTTTCTTGCTCCAAATAATAATGTTGATATTTGATTACCACTAAAAGTACATTCTATTTTTAAACTTTGTTTAGTTTTCACTTCTGTGTTTATATATTGAGTTCCTGTACCTTCGATGTAATTTAATTCTGTATATTCATTTTGTTTCTTTATACTCATCATTAGTCTTCTTCTGAAATTAGACATTTGACACCCCCAACAACACACCAATATTGTCTACTATACTACATTGATATATTTTGTTTACCTCTATCGTCGGTGTTTCTAGCCATTTGACTGTATTAGGTAAAGTTAAAGTAGTTGCAGTAGCTCCACTTATAAATTCAAACATAAACTCATTTAAAACTGATGTATCTGTTATTGCGGCAAGTGTGATATTTAAACTTGATACTTCCCCGAATTTATAGAATTTATTTGATTCTATTTCTTGTGTGGTTAATGTACTTTCTACTATTTCTACTGAATAATTTTTCCCATCAGTTCCGTTTGTGCCATCCTTACCGTTAGCACCATCTTTTCCGTCAATACCTTTTTTTCCTTGAATACCTTGTATTCCCTGCTCTCCTTGTGGTCCAATTGGTCCTTGGATTCCTTGTTCTCCTTGAGGTCCAGTTTCTCCAATGTCTCCTTTTTCTCCCTTTAGTTCTTCTTTATGTTCATTTACATATGTTTCAACTACATTTGGTACTTGATTATCAGCATATTCTTTAGCACTTTTTAGTATATCTTTGTCTTGATTATCAACGTATTCTTTATCTGCTGTTTCTTTAAAATTTGCACTTATTACGTTGTTTCCTATTGTTATATTTTTCCCTGCTTTCAATTTGTCCTGCTTATTGTTTAAAACATCTAAAATATCAGGGTAATCTTCTTCTATTGTAGATGTTGCATTTATTGAATCCAAGATATTCATATAGAATTTTTTTGATTTAAACACTGGTATTCCATTTTCTTTTTCATCTTCTGTTATTCTTAATTGTAAGTATATTATTGACGTATCTGAAAGTAAGCTTGGTTTTATTTCTACCTCATATGTTTCATTTACTTTATCCATTGGTATGTACTTTTTTGTTCCATCTTCTTTTTCAAATTCTAACCATGCTACTCCATTTTTAAAGTTCTCGAAATAGAATATTATTTTTCCCTGTAAGTTTTCTCCATCTATTCCAAGAACTTTATCATTAAAATATACCATACTATTATCTGCTACTTTTATTTTCTTATCCTTCATATCATATCTTTTCCCTTCATATTAATCACAGATTATTCAACTGCTTCAACCGTTAAATATGCACCTAAATATTCTAAGTTTCCACTATAATTACTTGATATAGCCATTGATATTTTATCACCTTCGGTCACTTCAATTACAAATGGAGTAATACTTGCTCCTATAAAACTTATATTACTTGCTCCGAGCTAAATAATAATCTTTTATTGCTTGCGAGTTTTTTTCAATATAAAAAGTTTTATCTCCTTGAAGTGTCTCGCTTATTCCTCTACAAGTAGCTGAACATTTTATTTTAGTAACTCCCTTTCCTATAACGATTGTATTATTTATCACTGTCAACTTGTTTCCTACAATTTCCGTATCATCTAACGATAAAGCTTGCTTTCCCCAAGATGTTGATATATTTATTGTTTGCCTATTTGAAGTTGCTGTAATTATATTTTTTTCTTTTAACTCTAAAATAAGAGGTTTAGACATTGTCTTCACCTCCCATTTTTTTATTTATTAAAGTGTAGCTCTCTCTCTTAGAACCACAACGGTTTTGCTAATTTTGTTCATATTATCATTCTCCTTTTTATTTCTAATTTTTAGTGTAATAAACTGTAACATATACAATTCCTGTTCTGCTTCCAGAATCATTATTATTAATTCTTATCGTATTATCTTGTATAAACGCTCCAATGCTTAAGTTACTATTAAAATATATATTACAAGGAACAAATTGACTGTCATCAGGATTGAATCCTCCTTCTAATCCTATATATGTTACATTAGTAAGTCCTGTTGATGTCTTACTACCTTGCCCTGGGTTTGGTAATTGTCCACAATTTATTCTTTTTCCATATATTCTTTTTCCATCTATAAATTCGTTTGTTTCAAACTCTTCTCCTGTTTTTATAAAAACTGCATTTCGTGGTTCGCCCATATTTTCACTCCTTTACTTATATAAAAATTCTAATTTACTTCCTACTGGTACGTCCCAGTCTAGGAATTGAATTGTAGTACTCTTTGTTCCTTCCTCTCCGACTTCAATATAGTTTTCATTATTTATAAGCTTACATCCTTCAAAAAAGATTGATAAAGAATTGTTACCAACAATATAAATTATCGGTATTGCATAGTCTGCATTAGCTGATATTTCTACTTCAACTATTAATGAAGAACTTACTGTTTCTCCACCTTTTCTAACATTTTTTGCAGTCGCTTTTTTATTTGCTCCATTTTGTACTATCATTATTAAATCTTCATCATTAACACTCTCTGCCTCTGTCATTTCACTAACTTTAATCTCCATTCTATTCCCCCCATTCCGTTCTGATAGTCTTTTTATTCTCAGTCACTATTGTCAATCCACTTTCAGTAATTAGTGACTTTTTAAACGAATAATCATCCTCTACTTTTATCTTTATTTTTAAATTAGAACCGTACATAAATTAATGCAGGCTCTACTATTATTTCTTTTATTTTAGACATTATTTTGTATTCCTCCACGTTCCAGCTACTTTAAAGAATAACTTTGTTAGTTTCCAACTACTATCTTTTTTATACAACTTTGCTTTAATCCATGTTCCTTCTTTTTTTACATATATGTTTGCTTTTAATGTTATTATAGATTTTGCAGTAGCATTATAAATACTATTTGTGGTTACTACGTATGTAATTTCTGTAGTTTCATCTTTTAATAGCTTGATCATTTTAGAAAGTTCTTCTTTTGTAAAAGATAAAGTATAAGTAGAAGTTAAATCTTCTCTTGAACATATTTCTGTCTCTCCGATTTTTACAGTTAATTTAGCTGTTCCATTTGCAAGATTAGAGAAACCGATATCAATATCTTGTCCAAAATCGGTATTTGCAACGTTTGTTATTTTAGCAATATCTTTTGTTGTTGCATATGCATAACCAGTTATTGTATCCACACCATTAACATTTGCTTTCAATCTGAAGTTATAAGATGTATTGCATTTTAAATTACTAATACGTATTGTCGCATTCCTATACCAAGAACCACTAACAGTACTTACATCTTGCCAAGCTCCTCCATTCGCACTAACCTGCATAGTTGAAACATCTTTATCTAAACTATATGAGATATCTACAGTATCTAATGTACTATTGTTTATATAAAAACTAGTAAAGTTAGCGCCTCGTGGAATTTGATTTAACCATACTCCTGCACTGCAACTTCCACTTCCAATTCTAGAAGTGTTTGTATCCCAATATCCACTAACACTAAAATATTTGCTTCCATTTGCGTCATGATAAATATTTCCAGTCCATTCAGCTAATAAAATATCTTTATACGCTCCTGAACTATAGTTTAGAGAACTTATGCTGTAACTTCCTAAATCTCCCATATTTCCATATGTAGTATTATTAGTATAAGCATAATAACTAGAGCCATCGAATGTTAAATACATTCTTACAGTTACATTTGTATAATTGCCTTCTACGCTTTGCCAGTTTTGAGTTATAGATTGCCATAAAGTATAATGACTTCCATAACTTCCAGACATATTTCCCATGTTTTAACACTCCTTCTATTCTAAGTATTGAAGATATAAATCTCCATCGTTTCCTAAATCATCTGTTGGCTCTTCTGTACCATTTAAAATTGAACTTTTTAACATATAAGCACTTCCATCTTTTACTCCTGCTAGCTCGGTTTCTAATTCTGCTAAAACTTCTCTATATTGTGTTTGAATTTCTGCGTATATTCCTTGAAAATCTAAATATGTACGCTTGTCTACTAAGTCTGTAATTCCTGCGGTTGTTGTTTTAAATTGAGCTAATTCATATTGATAAACTCCATTATTATTAGCTACTATATCTGTTTGAGTTAAATTAGGATAAGCACTTGTACCTTTTAGTACTTTATAATTAACTTGTAATAACTCCTCATCAGTATTTTCTTTTGATAAGTCTATTTCTACAACTAATCTGCAATATGCTGTATCTGTACCTACTGGAATTGATGTTGATGTATCTTCTTCGACAAATCTCCCTCTTACACATACACATCCACTTGAAACCGTTAATGTGCTTCCTGATGCAGTAACTTGCATTTTTTCTTTGTAATTTTCTGCTATCCCACATTTTTTATTTAAAAAAGTATCAATAAAAAGAGCAAAGATTTCATTTCCGAATCTTTGCTTCTTGAATACATGTCCTTTTAACATATTTACTTGTTCCTTTCCTTTAATAATTTATCTATAAACTTAATTCTTATATTTCCACACGTATATTCATAAAATTTTTTTCTAGTTATTTTTACTGCTGAAATATAAGTATCAAATATCAAAGATTCTCTTGTTTTAATCGCAATGGGTGTACCTATTTTTAGTAGTCTATTATAAAGATTGAATGTAATGTTATGATTGTAACTGTTAGACTTCATTGTATCTAATGCTTTTTGCGGAGCATCCTCATACTTTTCTGTATATACTGTTTCTGTTCTTCCTTCTGCTCTGTTTTCATTTGTCATATCTGTAGTTGTAGTCCTATCATTTAACAAGTATAAAGTATATGTATCTGTACTTGTTAAAACTACTACCTTGCTTACTACATCTGTTTCAAATACTTCTGAATAATTAGATATTGCCTGAGCTTTTGTATCAATTAATTCTTTATTTGTTGATTTAACTTCTATCGTCACAACTAATTTTTTATCTACAATATCAAAGTCATATACAACATCATAATTTTGTGTGCAATTTGTCATCCAAGTATGTAGGTTATATATTCCGTCTTGCACATTTGTTACACTTGTTTGCTTTGATGTATGTGTTCTTACTTCTATCTTTAAATAATTTTTGTTTACAAATACATCCGCATTCTCTATAAAGTTTTTAGTAATTGCATCTGCAATAAAATCTTCTACTCCCTTTGTTTTTATTAATTCTTCATTTTCCAGCTTGATGTTTTGATTAAACATATTTGTTATGTACTTTAAAGTATATTCATACATTCTTTTGCCATCTTCATTTTTTATATTTTCTAAGATTCCCCAATAAATCACTTCATTGTTTTTCTTTACTACAATTATATCTTTTGCCATCGCTGTTGTCTTTTTCAAAACTTTTATTATTGTGTTTGCATTCGTTTCTTCATCTATATTGATTTCATAATCCGATATCTCAACAATATCTTTTATAGTAAAATCTTTATGATTGAAAATATATATAAACACTTTATTGGTTTCTATTTTTATTTTTTCTTTAACAAAAACTTGTATTGCTTTTGTTTCTTCATAGCTTTGTCCTGATAAATCTGTAAATTTTATATCAGCATTATGTATTCCACCTACTAAAGGAGCTATTAAGTCTACTTCATAATATCCTGCTTGCTTATTATAATTTGCTACATAGTTTTGATTATTAAAATTAATTGTCATTTCACTTTTCACTAGTCATACCTCCTAAACTGCTTTATAATAAGCTAGTATAGTAACTTGTGCATTTAATATTTCATTGTCTGCTTTTAGTCTTAATTCGCAGCTTTTATTTTTTGGTAATCTTATTACGTTATCATTTTCAAAATCTATATAATCTAAAGAAAAAAGACTCGTAAGAGTCCCGTCTGTATTTTGCTTATTTATATAAAATTCATTTTCTTTTGTCCCATATAATAGTTTCTCATATTCTTCAATTTCAATAGAAAAAGGAACTTTTTGATAAAGTTCCCCTTCTACATATAATTCTACTATTGGATTAACAACAGGTCCATTCATTTCTATCAAGACTGGTGCGTCTACATGCCCATTGTTTATATATGATAAACTTCTTACATTATAATCAGTAAATTTACTATTCCACTTAAAGTCCCATCTTAATTCATCTTCTTGCTCTTCCATGTTATAAACTACAGTATTTTGCTCATACCACAGACTTAAACAATCAAATACAATCGTTTCATTCATTACTCCATTTGTCTGAATTTGAGATTTAGTTAAGCTTTGAATGTTTATATTTTTTAAATATTCTCTTTCTCCATTCTTGAATGGAACTTTATAAGCAAGTTTTAAACTTTCTGCTCTTTCTATAAAATCAACTAATTCTTTGAATCTATCATATTTTAAAAAGTTCACTGTACCTGTTATTTGTCCTTGTTCAAATTTTCTTAAATTTTCTACAAACATATTTCCTAATTGTTCATATTCAGTTGAATACGAATATCCTAATCCGATTAGGGTCTGTTAGTAAACAATTATTTTGTATATCCATCAAAGAATAACTTTGTCCTTTTTCATTAAGTAATCTAAAACCTCTTACCACCTATCTCCCTCCTTGATATAAATAAATACTCTAACAAATAGCATTCACTTCGTTAGAGTCTTATTTTTGTATTTTTTAACTATTTTTTAAAAGACCTATATCCTATAATGTTAAATTCATAAGAAGGTTTTTCTTTTGCCCCTAAATAACTAGAATCATATGTGCTAAATTCACCTTTTCCATTATGGACGACAACATAATTGTAATCCGTTTCATTGCTTGTCTTATTATTTTCTTCAATTAAAACAAGATAATCTTTATCTTTGTTTTTGCAAGAAATTATTCCTTTTCCACTATATGTTAATGAATCGCCAGTATAAGTGTATGTTGTTTTTTCAGTTTCCATATCAAAAGATTCGATTTTGAAATCAGAAAGACTAACCTCATTGTTCGCCCAACCTATAATAGTTAAACTCAAAACTACTGAAATAGTTACAGAGATAACAATTTGAACAATCATATAATTCTTGCCTTTAGTTGCACAATCTTGGCATATACCATTTTCCAACTCGCTTTCTAAGCATTCTTTTTTACATTTTTTACATATCATATCTATACCTCCATTTTATAATTATAAAATGAGTTTATCATATATTTTTATTGTTTTTTGTCGAAATTTGTCGGCAAAAATATTTTTATGGCATATATTGTCCAAATTTTCTGTCTAAATAATCAAATGCTCTATCTAATTCCGCTTCAGTTAAATGCTGTGGATATATTTGAAGTGTTATTTTATTATTATTGTTTACCATACTCGTATTATTGGCAATTTTTCTACTTAAACTTCCTTGTAATTTTCCAAAATCTTTAACTTTTGGCATATTCACATTAATCAGTTCTTCTTCTAATTTCTGTGATAAGTTACTTGCAGAATTTAATAACTTAGGTGATGAACTATCTAAAGTTCTCGCTAATCCTCGAATCATATCTGGCATCCACTTTTCATATTCACGCAAAGGTCCTCTATCTGGTTTAGAAAAGTGAATGAATGAAGATATTGTGCTTGCTAAGCCTGATAATATTCCAGTAAACCAACTTCCTTCACTCTTTTGTTTAATTCCTTTTCCAAGTCCTTCTACCATATCTTCGCCCCAAGTTTTGCTGTTATTAGATTCTATTGCGTTTTGTGCTCTATTAGCTAAATTTCCAGCTTCATCTTGTACTGTAGTATCTTTTCCTAAGGCTCTCGCAGAATTTGATATTTCATTTTCTGCTTCATTTGCTAATTTTAAATTGTTTCCAAAAAGTATTGTTGCTTGACTTCCTTTGCTTCCCGCTGCTTCTGTAAGATTTGTGTCTGCGGAAATTATTCCTGTTGCTTCTTGTATTTTTTGTGCTGTTGTTGGTCCAACTTTTGATAATGCAGTACTATATTCAGAATAACTTTGTTCTGCAAGAATTTTCCAAGCATTGATTTGGTCTTGAGATAGATCAGTAACTGATGACGTTTGCTTTGCTAAAGTATCCGCTAAGCTTGCTAGTTCCTGTTGTTGTGTAGATAGTTGTTTATTCAAGATTTCTGATTGATATACGTCATTACTATTGACCGCATCTTGCCAGCTTTCTTTTAATAGTTTTATGTATTCACCTTGATTTATTATTTGCTGTTCTATACTTTGTTCTGATTTTTGTTTTAACGTTTCGTAAGAAACTCCAATTTGAGTTATCGCTTTATCAATAGCTTCTGCTGACCCTTCTGCACTTGCTTTTTGTAAATTGTTAACATCATCAATTGTCTTACCATATTTGCTTATTATTTCTGTTTGCTCTCCAATCTGTCTTGCAATGCTACTATATTGCATTTCTGCTTTCTTTCTTTCTCTTGCATTTCCAGACGCCATCTTCTCTGCTGCCTCGGCTAATTTTTGCTTTAATCCTACTAATGTTTCTGTGGCTTTTGATGATTCCGCCATTGCTGTTGCATATTCTTGCTGATATGCATTCAATACCGCTTCTGCTCTTTTTACTGCTATAGTTTTATCAATTTCATTTTGTAAATCTTGATATTTATCTATCACATTTCCTGTCATTGTATATTCTGTTCCAAGTGCTTTACTTAATATTCCAAGTATGGTTTGAGCTCTGTCTTTGTATCCTTGTTTTACCTTTCCGTTCTCATCTGTTATTTGTTTTAATTCATCTGATAATTTTCCATATGTTTCTATTTCTGGAATGGTACTAGATAATATGTTCTGTCTTGATTCCCCTAAACTTTCCCATGATTCTTTTTGTTTCTTCACTTCATCTCTTAATCCTCCTAGTGATGCCTTTTGGGTAGTATCTGCTATATACCATGCTGCATATGCTGCACACAAAGTTGTAATTGCAGTAGTTGCTAGCCCTATAGGAGTTGTCAATCCTTTTGCAACAATTGCAAGTTTATTAACCGATTCGCTTGTATCAATTGAGTTATTTTTTGCAACTGCTATAGCTTGTGAGAATGTTCCAACTCCTTTTGTTACTGTTCCTACTGTTTTTCCTAATGTTCCTACAATTTTAATCGCTGGTCCTATTGTTGCAATTAACGCTCCTGTTTTTATTATGTTTGTTACTTCTTCTTCATTTAAATTGTCAAAATTATCTATTAATCCGTCTATTTTATCCAATAATTTATTAAAACTTGGTGTTAGCTTGTCTCCTGTATTTGTTGCAACATTTAATATTTTATTTTTAGTAGTTTGTAATCTGCTGTCTAAAGTTTGATATCTCTTATCTGCTTCATTCGTTAATGCTGTATTCTCTTCCCATGCTTTATTTCCAAGTTCAATTGCTTTGCCCATTACTTCGCTTGCATTTGCTGAACGTAGTAATGCATCTCTTAACCTCGTTTCTGTAATTCCCATATCATCAAGAATTTTAATTGCACTTTTTCCACGTTCTCCGCTCTTTGATAAACCGTCGACAAATTGCATTATTGCATTTGTTGCATCTTCTTTAAATGCTTTTTGAAACTGTTTTGTGCTCATTCCTGCAACAGATGCAAAGTTTTTTAAATCTTTTCCACCTTTTTCAACTGCTAATTGCATATTTACCATTACTTTAGAAAATGCTGTTCCTCCTGCTTGTGCCTCTAGTCCAACTGAGCTTAATGCTGTTGCCAATGCCATGATTTGTGATTGGCTCATTCCTACTTGTGTACCTGCTGAAGCTAAATTCATTCCCATATCTGTAATTTCAGCTTCTGTTGTAGCAAAGTTGTTGCCCAAAGCAACAATTACAGAACCTAGTTTATCAAAATCTGACTGACTCATTTTAGTTACATTTGCAAATCTTGCTAAGGTTGTTGCTGCTTCATCAGCTGATAAATTAGTTGCATTCCCCATGTTTATCATTGTTTTAGTAAATGTTAATATATTGTCAGTTTGTATACCTAATTGTCCTGCCGCTTCTGCAACTGCTGATATTTCTGTTGTGCTTGCAGGGATTTCTTCAGCCATATCTTTAATTCCTTGTTTTAGATTAGCCATCTGGGTTGCTGTTCCATCTACTGTTTTTTCTACTCCTGTAAATGCTGTTTCAAATTCTTTTGCAGAGCTTATTAATCCTGTAGCTATTCCTGCAATTGGTAAAGTTAATCTTGTTGTTAAAGTACTTCCTAATTTATCAACTTTATTCGAAATGTTTGCTACTTTGTTTCCAAATTCTTCTATACTTCTTCCTGCTTTCGTCCAATTTGAAGTCTCTGCTTTTAAATTATTTAACTTATTTTGTGTGTTAATTATTTCTCTTTGTAAATTCCTGTAGTTTTTTTCAGATATTTCTCCACCTTCTGCAATAGTTGCATCTGCCATTTCTTGAACTTTATTCAATTCTTCTAATTTCTTAGAAGTTTGTTCTATATTTTGTTTTAGAACTGTTTGTTTTTGTGATAGCATTTCTGTATTCTTTGGATCTAGCTTAAGTAAAGAGTTAATTCCTTTTAATTCCTTGCTTAAACTAGCTGTGCTAGAATTAACTTTCTTTAATGCATTTTGTAATTTTGAAGTATCTCCACCAATTTCTACTATAATACCTTTTATGTTTGCCATTTTTCCACCTCTTATATAAAAATAAGAGGCTAAAATAGCCTCTTACATCAATCTATCCCAATCAGCTTGGGTTGCTTTTCTAACTTTTTTTACTTTTTTCTTTTCTATAGTTGAATATAATATCTTCATTGCTTCTATGTAAGTAATCTCTTTTAAGTCTTCTATTGTTAATCCTATTCTTAGACATGAAGCTATAAATTCTTGTTCTGGGTATTCCTCAATAAAGTTTTCATCACCAGTATTAATCTTTTTAATTTTTTCATACAATTCATTATCAACAAAAGCAATTTACGGCAAATTCCGTTACCTCTACAATCCATTCATCATTAGTTCTTATTGTTGGTATGCTTTCTAGCCATTCATCATACTCTGGTATTTTTTTATCTGCTGCAAGAATCATAATATAAGCCATTCTTGTAGCAGCTTCAATAAACAATCCCATATCTTCTAACATTAATGTTGATAAACTTGATATTATACTTGAATCATCAACATTAGGATTATCTTTTTTTAGGCTTTCCGCTAATAAGACTTGCTTTGTTAAAAATGCTTGTAATGTTCTAATATCACTAAAAATATCGGTATTGAATTTACTACGATAATTTTTATAAGTTAAAGCATTGCAATCAATTGGATATTCTTTGCCACAAATTTCAATTGTTTTCATAATTACCTCCTATACTTCCGCTGTTGCATCTTTTTCATATACTTTATCAAAGAATTTATTGTAAATAGCCTTGTTTTCTTCCGTTGGTTCTAAGTAAGTTCCAATAGCGCTATCTATTGAACGTGGTGCTATTGTAATTGGTAAACTATCTGTTCCTGGTTCAAGACTTTCTTCTTTTGTATTATGCTCTCTTGATGGTCTTGAAGCAGAACAATCCCAATAAACGTATCTTCTTTGCCTGTCATCTCCATCAGCTTCAAACATTAATGCAAATCTTGATTCTTTATCCTCTGCATTTTCTATTATTGCTCCATTTTTATCTTTTGTTCTTCCAAATATCTCAGTTTCGAATTGTTCATTTACCATTGCAACAACTAAATCACCTTGATATCCTTGATTTGAATTTTTTCTAAAATAAATTATATTATCCGCATACCATTTAGACTCTTCCCCTTGTGGATCTGGTGAAAAGCCTCTAGCTCCTGGTAATGCAAATGGTTTTCCATAAGTAATTTGACCATCTTTTTCTGTTAATTTTGAAATATGTACATTTTTAATACCATATAAAACTTTGTTTTCCATTTTCATTTCCTTCTTTCTTTTTAAATTTCAAAAAAATAACTCACTTGCCAAATTTCTTCATCTGACAAATAAGTTTCTTCTGTTTTATTCCAAGCTATATCGCCTAGAATTTCATTTTCTATTTTGTTTTGCATATCTATATCTTTATCAATATAGGTATAATCTAATTGTATTGGTGTATCTTTTAAATACACTTTATTGTCTGCCATAAAATTATTTGTATCTCTACAAATAGCAACTAAATGTGGAGGTTCTACTGATTCTTTAAATGCTCCATAAGCATATTGAAAGCCTTGATTTTCGCATCTTATTTTTAATTCTTCTAATGTCATTTTATACCTCCTATTTTCTGTTTAAGTTCCTTTTCATATTCTTTTGAGTATTTTTCTTCTACGGGTCTTATATGTGGAATAGCTTTTGTTCTTCCACCATTTCTAGTAACGTGCCCAAATTCAAGTAAATGAGTTAATTGGTAATCTGTTTTATTGTGTATTTTCACAGAATATCTATTTCTTCCTAGTTTGTCTTTTTTTAATCTCCATCCTTTTGCGTAGCTTCCACGTTTTTTAGGAGATGTTGTTTTTAACTCTCCAACCGCTTCTTTGCCAACATCATTAGATACTTCTTCAACTACTTCTGAAATATCATCGGAATAGTTTTCTAAAGATTTCATTATCTCTTTTGATAAATTATCAATCTTAATAGTTTTAGACATTTTTTAATTTCCTTTCGCAAACTAATATAAGTTCATCTGCTGTTATTTCTTGCGTACGAATGATAGTATATGTTTTTTTCATATATATAAGTTCTTGTTCATCATTATAATTTATTGAACTTATAACAAGCCTTAGAGAGGGTTTATGCCCTCTCTCATTAGCTTTATAAAATTCATCTGCGTATACATCCTCTATTCTTATAATTGGAATCTCATTTTTACTTGTTTCTTCTTTTTGTACTCCAATAGAATTTGTTTTCAATGTTGTAGATAATAGTATACAACTTACATCGTACATTCTTCATCCACCACCTTGTAATCTGAACTTAAACTTAAATTGTTACAAAGAAGATTGTATGTATCTCGAGCTAATTCTTTGTCTTTAATACTTATCATTCCAAAATTACTTTTTACATACATAACTATTGCTGATTGAATTAGTGCGTCATTTAGATTTGATCCTGCATCTATATTCAATCTTTTTAGGTCTTTTATTGCAGCCTTTATCCATAATTTTATTTCATCGTCTCTCATTGTTGCTGATTCAGCAATACCCGAACTCTGTTTTGATAGTCTTATTAACTCTTCCATATAATCCTCCTTGTTTTATATTACACGCTTGCAGTTGCTTTCTTTACTCTTACAAATCCATTATATTTAGATACAGTTCCACCGATTATAGCATCTGCTCTATAGCAAATCATTCCTTTTTTGAATTGGTAATCTGTACTTTCTTGAACTTCTAAATCAGAAAATACAGGCAATTCAAAGTCCATTAAAGAACCATAAATCATTGTGTATTTTCCTGCTGTTGTTTTTTCATTTGAAATAGAGTTACAAGCAGAGTTAATAACAAATGGTACTGCAAGTCCTCCATCTTTATATGAAATTGTTCCTCTAGATCCATTTTTCGTTATGCTATAAACAAATTTGCCATCTTCTGTTTTAACTTTAGCAAAAGCTTTTAGGTCATCTTTTGAAAGTATTAAAGTTTGTGGTGCTTCAACATCTTCATTTCCACCGTAAGCAAATGTAATTTCATTTAAAGTGTCTGCATCAATCCCTCTTAATTCTATATCGCTTGTTTTTTCAGCATCAGTTGGCATTACTTTTGTATCTGCATTATAGATTCCTTTTATTGTGTTTGTTGTTCCAGCCCCTACAATTGATTGTGCACCAATTTTTTTCTTAATTGAGCTTGTTACTCTTTTTGATATTAAAGCTAAGTATTGAGCTGCAGGCAATTTTTTAACTTCTTTTGTTACTTCAATATAAGAAGTTATTTTTGCTCTACCTGTTTCAACATAATCAGTCTCAACATCTATATCATGGTATTCTCCACCTTCTGTTGTATAGTCTCCTTCTCCGTATCCTTTCTCAAATGCTACAGAATAAGATTCTCCTCCATTTAATGGTACAGTATTTAACATATCAACCATTCCTGATACTGCATTAAAGCTTTCTGAAATTTCATTTTTGTATTTTTTAGGAACTAATATTGTTCCCCCTGATACTGATACACTTCTTTGCTCTCCGTTATCAAAAGCAATCTTTACTGCTTTTCCTTCTTTTAAGTCTTTTGCTCTTTCTTCGATTATTTTTTCTTCTTCCACTTTTCTTTCCTCCTTAACTGTTTTTTCAATTACTTTTGCTCCTGAAAGATTTACATTTCTTTTTTCTAAATCTTCAATTGCTCCTTTTAATAGATTTCTTTCATCTACCTCTTCTGTTTTTTCTTCCGTTGTTTCTTCTTCAACTTCAACGTCTTTTAATGCTTCGATTTCTTTTCTAAGTTCTTCTAACTCTTCTGGCTTAGCATTCTCAACTTTCTTTCTTAATTCTTTCTTTTTTTCTTCTAACTCTTTTAAAGTCATTTTTACTTCCTCCTATTTAAATTTTTAACAGTTCTACCACCGTTTTTATAAAAACTCTATTTAGTTTCTACCAACTAAAAAAGAAGCAGTTCTACCACCGCTTCTCTTTCGAGATTATAAACTTAATAATAATTTTAGTCTTTCTTTCTCGTTTTTTAATTCTTGATATTTTCTTTTTTCTTTTTCATATTCCTCTTTACTTCTTGCATATATTTCTGTACCATCATAAGCCGGTACATCTACAACCGATACATCAAATAATTGTGCAATCTCAGTAATTCTTCTTGTATCCGTTTCGTAATTCCATTCTTGTTTTCTTACCGAAAATGCAAAACTCATCTTATCCAATAATCCAGCTTGTATCATTTTGTATATATCTCTGTTCTGTGTAGTATCAATTAGTTTTGCTCTTATTTTTAATCCTTTACTATCTATTATTAGTTCTAAGCTTTTATTTCTTGTCCTAGCTAATATTAAGCAATTGTCATTGTGATTATATTTTAAAACACAATCTGACATATTACAGTCATTAAACGCATCTCTACTAATAACTTCTTTGCACCAACCTAAATCTGTCTCTTCTTCAAAAACTGCAGCATAACCTTCAATTATCATCTCGTCCTTTTCTTCCTGTAATGCTCTTAATTCGCTAATTCTCATTTCCTTTATTGCTTTTTCCATCATTAATTCCTCCTTGATATTTATCTGCTAAATTTGCATTTATAACATTTAAAGTCTGTAACCTCTTCTTACCTTCTTCTCCACCTATTGCAGGTAAATCAAAAATTTCTCTTCCTTCATCTACTGTTATTAACCCCAATGCTCCTGCTTCTTTTATTAAAGATATTTTTGTTTCTGTTTTTGCATATTTTATACGATTTACTGAAAATTCTATTCTGTGACCGTCTTTTATTGCCTTTTCATTAAATATTGCATTTGTAAATGCTTGTCCCATTTGTATTGCTCGTGGTTCTAAAACACTCTCATAAAATGCATTCCATTCATCGGCTGTGTATTTACTTTTAACTATATATTCAGAAATCATAAAATATCCATATATGTTCCCGTTTACCATTTCAAGTTGTTCTTTTTCCAATAAAACCGGATTTAAATTTATTTCTTTAAAGTCAAGCCTTGCATCTAATCCACCTATTCCATCTGTGCTTGATAATAAAGATTTTACAAAATTACTTTTCATTTCTTCAATATCTTTGTCTTTTAACATAGCCTGTGAAGCTTTTAATACACCTCTCAACGAAGCACTTATCTTGATTGCATTTTTTATACCATCATCGGCAACAGTTTGTGTTTCTATAGCCCCTTCTAAAGTTTGATTTGTATCCCCATAAAAATCATGTTTTGTATAAAAATTTCTTAAATGAATAATTCTATCATATTTCACATAGTAGATATTTCCATCTATAAATTGAAATTTCAGCCAAACTTCCTTTTCATATTCTACTAGAGTACAGAATAACGGGTTTAATGGATATAATCCCCTCAAATAACCTTTATCATCTATATCTTGATAAATGTATTCGTTATTTTGTGCTAATAATAAACTTATAGTTTTATAAATAAAATCATATGTAGTCATATATGGATTTGGCTTTATACTAATAATATAATTTATTTGTCCTGATATATGATTTTTAAATTCTCCGTTCTGCTGATAATGTCTAGGCATCATTTTAGCACAATGTGTTGCGATTGTATGTATACATTCTTTTGCAATTATATTGTCATCGATATTATCTGAAATATTTGTATATGTAGCATTAAATCCACTTAACAATCTTAATACATTATCATTAACTATATTTTGTTTTTTATTTCCAAACACCATATTAAATAAACTGCGCTTTTCTTTTTTCATTTCACTCCTCCTGTAGAGCTAAATAATCATTCATTTTTTCAAATAAAACACAGTAAGCTATTATTAAACTTACTGTGCCATCTATTCTCGCTCTTTGTTTCTGTCCTTTTACTGGTCTTATATTATCGTTATCATCTCTTTTTACTGCCGTATTACATAAACACCATTTTAAAATTGGGTTGCTGTTATAATTAACATTCTTTTCTATTAAATCTGCTTCTAATTGCTTCATAGGATTGCTCATTGTTTTTGCTCCTTGTCTTACTTCTACCATTTCAAATCCTTGTTCTTTCATTTCTTCTACCCAGTATTGAGTATTCCAAGGATCATAACCAACCCACAAAGCTGATATATCGTATTCATGATGCATCTTTAAGAACCATTGTGTAACATCACTGTAGTTTACTTTTGCACCTTCACATATTGTAACTAATCCACGTTTTTCCCATTTGTCATATGGTATCTTGTCGTCTTTAATTTTAAATTCTAATCTTTCACTAGGTATAAAATATTGTTGAATTACATATTTCTTACCACCTTTAACAATAAGTAATGTTGCACAAGTTAAGTCTGTTGTACTTGATAAGTCTACTCCTCCTACTGCATATGTATCAAATAAATCTTCTATGTTGTATGTTATAGGATTGTCAACGACATCGAATGATAACCACTTATCTTGTTCATTTTGTCTTATATTAAAGTCTTTGCATAGTAAGTTAGCTAACTCTGTTGGATTATTTTTTGCTCTGTTCACTTTGTCTCTCAAATCTTTTATATTCTTTATTGTTCCTAATCCAGGATTAGCTTTATACCATTTTTTTTCATCTTGCCATTCATTAGGATTATCTAATTCATATATAACTGCTAATACTGTTTCATCTACTATTCCGCCTTCTTTTCCTTCATATCCATCTATAACTGATGAAGCATATTCATATTCATTATCAAATACACTCTCTCTAACAGTTCCCATAGTTGATGTTTCTAAAAGCAAAGGTTGCTCTCTAGCAGACATTGAGTCATACATAACATCTAATAAGTTTTTATCCTTCCAAGCATGTACCTCATCACATATAACAAAATAAGCATTTAATCCATCAAGTGAATTAGAATCAGATGCAAGTGCTTTGAAAAAACTTTCTGTTTTATCGTAAAATAATCCATTAACTAAACATCTTACTCTTTTAGCTAGAACAGGACTTTTCTTTATCATTCTTTTTGCTTCTTCCCAAACAACTTTTGCTTGGTCTTTTTTAGTAGCTACTGAATAAACTTCTGCTCCGCCTTCGCCATCAGATGTTAGCATATAATTTCCAAGTCCACCATCTATTGTTGACTTTCCGTTTTTTCTTCCTACATCTAATATTCCTTTTTTATATTTCCTTAGCTCTGTTTCTTTATCTATAAAACCAAATAGTGCCTGTATAAAAGCCTTTTGCCATAGTTCTAAAATAACTGGTTTTCCTGCCCATTTACCTTTTGAGTGTTTGCAAAACTTTTCTATAAAGTTAATTGGTCTGTTCCCTCTTTGTTCATCAAGCACATAGGTATGAGTTTCTTCTTCCTCTGTTATCTCATTAAAAAAAGAAACTTGTTTTGGATTATAAATATCTTTTACAAGTTTCTTATATGTAGTTAAAACCTTATAGCAAGCTTTATCTGGATTCTTTAATAGAAACTGATAATACTCTTCTATGTATGTCATAGAGAACCATTGAATCGTCCAAATTCATCATCCTCATTTATTTTCTTTTCCTCTGGTAGCATATCATTTAATTGTTTTATTATATTCATATAGTTTTTTACCATTGTGTTATATGTTTTGCTTTCTATTGATTCTTTAAATCCAAATTGGTCTTTTCCATTTACGTAAGTTTCTTTTACTCCGTATAGTTTTATATCTTCCTTAAGTTCATCTAGTGTTATAGACATAAAAGAAGCATTTTCAATTAATTTTTCTGCCATTTTCTTTTTATTATCTGGTAAATCTTTGAATAATTTTTTCAGTTTTTGAGTTTCTTTCCTTATTTTCTTGTTTTTCTCGATAAGTGCTTGTCCACTTAATTTTTCACGTAAATCAACTTTTTCTTCTTCCATATCTACACCTCCTTATACTACACCCCTCACGCAAAATAACTTGTGTATTTTTCGAACCCCCACCCACCGTTCTCCCATATACATTGGTTTTACTAGCTTATGGGGGGATATCTTATCTATTAACCGTTTCTATTTCTTTTACTGAATTATCTAAAACTAAAACTTTTCTATGTAGCTTCTTCTTTAATCTTTTTTCTAATCTATCTTTGTCATCGTCTTTCAAAAACGCATTCATCTTAACAATTAATATATCTTTTCTTTTTAGTTTTAACTTTTTTATTTCATAAGTGCATTCTTTGACAACTCTTTTTACTTCTTGTTTTATTTGTCTTAATTGTTTTAATGCATTGTCTGTTTGTATATCTACATTTAATGTATAAGTATTATTTTTGATCATTTTTTTGCTAAAACTCCTTTTCATTAAACATATATCGTTTATTATTCTTTTTATATAGTTTAATGGTGTTCTTTTGGCATATTTCCATTGAGTTGTATTAGTACATCCTTCTTTCCCGTCTTTGTGTTTGCAACATGTTTTTTTGCATTGATTATTTGATTTATAATTGCAACTATATATTTTAGTCTTATTCATTCTTTATCAAATCTCCATTCTCGTCAAATATATATTCTTGTTCATCTGCAAAATGTTCTTTGTTGTGACATTCTTGACATAAGCATTCTAGGTTATCTATGTTAAAGAATACATTGTCATCTTCATAGTTTAAGTCAGTAATGTATTCCTTATGATGTATTATTACAGCAGGATTATATATCCCGCTTCTTTAAACATCTTTCACATAAACCGTTTGTCATTAATAGCTTTTGTTTTCTTAGTCTCTGCCACCTTTTACTTTTGTATTTCTTTGCTATTTTAGGATTGTCTCTATACGTCATGATTATTTATCTTTTTTATTTTTTCTAGTTGTTGTTTTCTTTATTGCTGTTTCTTTCTCAGTTTTTTTAGTTGCTGTTTCTACTTCTTCTGTTTTTTCTACTTTTTCCACAAATACTTCATGATACTCATTTGCTTTTGTTAGTACTGTATACCTTTCTTCTGATACCTCGAACTCTTCACCTTTCTTTGGTATTTTGTCTAGTTCTAAATCCTTTATATTTAATTTTTCATACCTATCTGTTGCTTTTACTAACATTTTAATTCCTCCTATTTTATTAAACATTTATTTTTAACTAGATAAGGACATCTTACTATCTGCTTATCTAGGTTTATAACCTCTAAAAAAGAACATTCTTGGCACTGTTCCGATAATTGTACATTTATTAACTTTCTTTTCCATTTTTCTTCTCTTTCTTCTTGTGTTTCTATCATCTCTATTGTCCTTTTACAATCATCTAATTTACATTCTTTACATTTTTTCCCTTGTATTGGACATACTTTATTATCTATCAAACATTGTTCCATATCTTTAATCCTCTGTACACTTTAGTTTTCCATTTATGTCTTGTGTTATTTTACAGTCAATATCTTTATTACATTTACTGCAGTTTTCTTCTTTGAATTGTTTTATTTGTTCTAGAGTCATATTATTACCTCTTTTCTTATAAACACTTTGTTCTAGGTAGTAGGAGTTGTACCTACACTCTCAGGTGTCCAAGACCCGCATCTTACTATCAAGACTTTACCTAGATATTAGAACTCGCTAGGAATGTTCTTTATATACTCAAAGGATAATAATCATTACAGCCAAATTTATATTATCAGTTACCTAGCATACTGGTAATAACTAATTAATTGTTATAAAACACTTGCTTTCCGTATTCTACTGCTACTTCATGTTCTATTTTGCATCCTCTTGCTTTTTCCCAACCTTTCATAAATACAATTCCATCAACTTTTCCTATGTATCTAATTGATTGAGATAACATGTAAATTGCAATATCTTCATCTTCTGGTGCATTTTCAAATACTGTATCTATAACTTCGTTTCCTTCTTCTTGTAATCTACTTACTAATTCTGCTCTTTCTTCTCTTATTTGTTCATTTGTTTTACCTTTCATAGGTTGGCTTATCATTAATTTCATAATTTTTATTCTTCCTTTCATAACATAATAAAAAGAGTAAATACTAAGGGCTTGCATTTACTCTTTACTCTACTTACATTTTTTCTATTATAATTATAGTACTTTCAAAAAGAAATTAAAAGGAAGTTTTTGCGTAATTTTTGCGAAGTTTTAGTCCAAACCCGCATTTATTATATTTAACATCTTTTCCATAGCATTGTCTCTATATGTCTGTAATTGTTTTACACATTTATATTTTTCAAATTCCTTAAAATATGCTTTTTCTACATAATCCCATTTTGATTTTCTCATATAATACGTTTCTATTACAAATTTTTCTTCTTGTGTTAATGGTTCAATCATATTTTTAACTCTAACAACTATTTTATTTAATTTTCCTTTGTCTATATTTAATTTTGCAATTTGTCTTTTTAGATACTCTCTATCTTCTTTGTTTATATGATTTAATTCTTTTTCATAATTTAGAACTGTACTTGACACCTTGTCTGATATTTTATTTGTATTGCTATGTATGCTATCAAATACTTGCCCCGCTATTTGCATATTCTCTATTACTTCTCTTTCATCGTCTTCATAAACAGTTCCTGAATATTCTAACCTTTCTTTGTATTCTTCTTCTTTTATTTCAATTTCTGTTAATTTTGATTCGTTCTCTTTATGATGTATCAACATTGTTTCAACGTCTTCTTTTATATATTTACTCATTTGTGCCTCCTTGTTTTCTTTTTATATCTTCTCTTATAAGTTCATCTTTAAAATTGTCTAAGATTTTATATGCTTTATTTATTTGTGCTTGACTTTCTTTTCTTTTCGATATGTCTAATAAGTTTATGTTTTCTAATTCTTTCATTGTGTCTATTACTTTGTTGTATACATGGTTTATTGTCATTTGTTTTTCCTTTCTTTCAAATATCTATATATTACTCTTTCTACATAAGCTAATGCTTCATAATTGCTTATGTATCTTCCATCATGTCTGTGTCTTACGCTTGATCTTATTATTTTTATTTCTTGATTGTATTGTCTTCTATACATTGTTGCTAATTGATTTTTACTTAAACCTCGTTTCCATTTTGTTATTATCTCATTTTCTTTCATACTACCACCTTATTGTAGTATGCTCTTTTATTTATTTAATAATTCTTTTGCTTTATTTTCAAAATATTTTATATGTTTCTTAAAATATTCTATTGCTTCTTCTTGTTCTTGCTTATCAACAGCTTTTATTGCTTCATCTAATTCTTCTAATGTGACTTTTTTTAAATCTTTTAATACTTCTTGTTCTTTTGTCATATGTTAGTCCTCCTTTAATTCTCTTCCACACATCGGGCAATAATTTGCTTTTATTCTTAAATGATTTATTCCTGTTTTATTTATCAATTCTTGTCGTATTTCTTCTGTATTAGTTAATGGTGCTAACATAGGTGCCATTAACTGTTTGACTTCAACATAATATATAGCATTACAATATTCACACATTTTATTTTCTCCCTTCTAGCAGTTCTTGTAACTCTAATATTCTCTCATTAATTGCTTTTATTCTGTCTATATCTTTTACTTTATTACAAGTTTTTAACATGTTTTTATATTCTTCCATCTTATCTTTTACTTTTTGAACTGGAATACTGTTTTTTATACAATGATTTTTAACTACTACACTATTATTTAAATTTTCATAATCATTTTTTAATGCTTCATTTTCTTTTAATAAAACTTCGTTTATTTCCAATACTCTTTTATAATCTGATAAAATATGCTGTTCACATCTATTTCTTTCTAACATACATTCTTCTTTTTCATATCTGCCACATATATGACATTGATTAGTAGAACATAATTTTAATCTTTCTATATCTTCTTTTATAGAACTTCGTTCATTCTTAATACTATTCTCTCTATTAACATTTGTATCATCTTGTAGTTCTTTAATTTCTTCTTCTACTTCTGCTATTTCTTCTCTTATGTCTAAATCATCAGCGTTACATGCTAATCTAGCATCTTGTATTACATGTAGTGTTTCTAATCTCTCTTGTAATTTTTCTATACTATTTTCTTTCACTTAAAACACCTCCTACAAGTTTTTGTTTATTATTTCTATCTATTCCTACATAACAACCTGTATTTTCTTCTTTTGTATCTTTTCCTGGATATAAAATACACTTGTTATTTATATTATTCATACAGTCTTTACATTTTATTAAATCTTCAAATAATTGCATTAAATCCACTCCTCTCCACACTTTTCACACTTATATACAATGTGGTCTATTTCCATATCTAAAAATTCAGCTTTCATTCTTCCACCACATTTAGGACAATGTAAACTAAATATATCTTTAATTTTTTCTATTATTCTTTTTATTTTTTCTTTCACTTAATTACCTCCTAATAGTTATCCGATTAATTTAATGTTAAAACCAAATCCTTGTAATTTTTTAGTATAATATTCACGAGAAGACCAATAAAATGTATGTGTTGATAAATACAAATGATGTTTAAAATAATTTTTTATTGTTTCTTTTGTTTCTATTATTGGTACAACCCAGCCATTGTCCATATCATCATCTACTACTATTTTATATTTACTGTTTGGTTTAATTTTAGAAAGTTCCACCCAATTTTTTACTTTATCCGTCCTAATTCCTCTACTTTCTTATTTATTGCTTGTAGTTCTTGCATAGTTATTCCATATCTATTTTCATCTATAATATCTATTGTTTTATATTCTGTATTAAATGAAAATGTTTTCGCTAAATCTTCATTTTCCCATTCTTCCAAAAATCTTGAAAATATAATATCTAAATTTCTCTTTTTATACCCTAACTTTTCAAACATCTCATCTGCTGTTTTTTCTTTCATTATGTATCCTCCCCTTTAATATCTCGCTAAAAATTCTTTTAATTCTTTTCTTAATGTTTCCCAATCTTCTATTTTTTCTAGCAATTTATTTAATTCATCTTTAGTCAATTTTGTGCATTCCCAGTTGGTCTCATCAAAATCATAACAACTACAATGATATCCTTCTACTAAAACAAATTCATTATATTCTGTATCAGGCATATCTTCTAGCAATAATAACCTTTCCATCTCATAATCTCTTGAACTTGTTGTTGCAAATAATACATTATGCATTTTTATATCTGTTTTATTTTTTAAATTATATTTTTCCATATCTTATTTACTCCTCTCTAATATATATATTTTAATGAAGTCCCTTCTCTTAATAACGAGCTTATATAATTTGCATCTGATATTTTAAATTTATTTGCTTGATTATAATCTGATGTAAATATATAATCAGCTTCAAAAGTTACTTCATTATTTTCACAATCTACTCTTGGACATAATGAAAATTCCTTTAAATATAATTCTTTATATTTTATAATGCAATAATTATATTTAGGCTCCCTATCTTCACAGATTTTATTTTCGTCCATATCTTATTTACTCCTCTCCAGTTCTTCTAAAATTCTATCAATAGCATAGCAATAAGGATAATTTCTATTGCCCATGCCTTTTAAAATATTTGACCAGTCTTTTAATATTTTTTTGTTATATTCTAAATCATCATTGTATTGTTTATGTTCTATATAATACTTATACCAATATTCGCTTTTTTCTGTTGAAGTCATAGTTTTATCTAATATTTCAGTTATAGCTTCTTTTAATTTTCTATTTTCATTATCTAGTTTGTGATTTGTTGTCATAACCCAACAATTTTGTAAAGTATTTTTTGTTTCTTTAGATATTTCCTCTTTACTCATATCTTATTTACTCCTCTCTAAATCATAAATTCTGTCCCTTTGCATACTTCTTAACATTGATGATAATATTACTTCTTTATCTGCTTTAAGTTCTTGTTTTTTTGATGGCTTTATACAATATAATTCTTTTAAACCATCAACTGGTTCAGCAAAATATTTTGTCCATTTATTACCGACTACATCAATTTGTTCTTCTTCTTTTTGTTCTATTCTATCTACTGCTACAAGAACTCCTATTTCTGTTGGTATTTCATTTTTTACTTCTTGATATAATTTATATGGCATTACAAAATAATTTTTATTTCCTATAAATGTTAATCTATTTTTACTATGAAAATCTTGTTTTGATTGTTTTATCTCATAGCAGTAAGTTTCTCTTTGACAGTTGTACATTATACAATCTACTATTTCTTTTCCATACCAGCCAATCGTACATTCAAAAACATAAAACTCATTTCTTTTATTAAAACGATTCGCTAATAATTGTTCTAGTCTTTTTGTAGTTTCTGTTTTCATATCTTATTTACTCCTTTACTTCTACAATATTGTTTTCAGGACAATACCATATTCGCCCATCATCTTGTTTTATATGTACTGTCATATCTCTTCCTGTTGGTTTAAAATGTTTTATCACTACTCCAATATGTCCATCATATGTTGCTACTCTTTTTCCTATTAATGTTTTTAACATATCTATTCTCCTCCTAATAACTCTGGATTATCGTATAAGCAACCGTCTTTAATCCATTTATAACCTAATTGTACTAAGCAACCAAAGTCATACCAATCTACATTAGGATTAAAATTTCCATAGGTTCGTAAATACCAGTAGTCTCCATCTTCATCATATTCAAAACTTGCAATTCCCCATTTATGACTGTTGTCTCTTGCCCATTGATTAATCATTACATATTTATGATTTGTTTTTTCTAAAGCTATATCTAAATTGTTTATTCTCTTATAATATTTTCTATTCATCTTCTCCTCCTACTTTATATATGGCAATCTACTACAATTAAGTATTTGTCTTGATTTTCTGGTTTATTAATTGTTTCTGTAAATTTTTCTAAGAATAGTTGTTCACTATCTTTTGTACTATCATTCATAGCCCACCAGCCCATTTTTCCTTTTTCATACCAGCCTGTTTCATCTAATAATGCCCAACAAGAAAATGTACTTTGCATCTTTGCATAATTTTCCTTTGTTTCATATCTTTCTATATAATATTCTTTTTTATAAACTTCCCACTTAATATCCTCTTTTTCCACTTCTGTTAATGGTTCTTTTCCTTCCACATAAGTTTCCCAAAACCTAATTGCTTTGTTATATGTATTTTTAAATTCAATAGCTTTTTTAAAGTCTATGTCTTTTATTCTTGCACCATCTACCCATTTATATCCTATTGGAGATTCTTTTCTTAAATTGCTTCCTTGGTTTATTAAATCTTCTAAGCTAGTTTTTGATATTACATCTTCATTATCTTCTTTAGTTAACAATGAATTTCTCCATCTTCCACCTACTGAATACCAATCCCACTTCGAATTTGGATTATATGTACTTAATTCATTTCCGCTGTTCATCATAAGTTTCGTATTCCTCTATTTCAGCCTTATATAATTCTTCGTCGTTTTCGGCATTTATATATTTTAGTTGCCAATCACTTAATTCTTTTCCTTCTTTTTGTTCTTTAGAATAATCTTCTTTTCGCTTTCTTGCTTCTTTGATTATTTCTTCTTTTGTTCTCTCTATATAAGGTTCTACTTCTAAATTCTCATCATAAGATGCTAACATTTCCTCTAATTTTTCTTTTTTTGCAGTTATAACTGCTACTGTAAAATGACTCATTATTCTTCTCCTCCTACTTAATTATTCTTAGTTCCAGATCTGGGTAAACTTTTTCAAATATCTTATGTTTTAATTTGAATACATCTGTCTGCATTCCTTTTACGTCTTCTACTATTGTTTTGCCATTTTCTATGTACTTAAAGTCCGCTACATATTCTATCTTTCTGTAAGTTTTACCGTTTTTCTTAAATTTATCTTGTAATAAAAATCTTGGTTGTAGTTCTAAGTTGCTTATTTCTCCTACTCTTTCTAACAGTCTTAATTCTTTATATCTATTTCCTTCTTTCTTGCTGTCAAATTCTTCTCCGTCTACTATTACTTTTTTATTTCTGTATTTGTTCACTTTTCTTTAGCTCCTTTTCTATGTAATTTTCACATCTCCTAACTCCGTTTGAAGTTTTCTAATTCAAGCCTATTACAGCCTCTACATTTTACACATTTACCGTTCTAACGGTGGATAATTATATTTCACAAGCTCTCTCCTTAATCTTTAAAGATTGTATTTTCATCTACCATACTGTTGTCTGTTATTTTTACACTCATCTTTTTATCTATTTTAAGCCTTATATCCGCCTCTTTCGCATTAAATGGCATAAATGAACCATTATAGTTAGTTGTACTTTTTAAGTATTCTCCTTCTTTAACAAACTTTGCTCCGTCTGAATAATTGCTTTTTAATTCAATACCATCTCTTAAAGAGTATATATAAGCTATTCTTCCAATAAAATTTAATTGCTTTTCTCTATATTCAGGATACTGCGTTATAAATCTGTTATAAATATCTGTAAACTCTGTTTTTAATTCATATAAGAATCTAGGCACAGTTTTTTCCTGATAGTCTTTTATAACTGCATTATCCACAAATGTTCTTGGTTTTCCATCGCAAATTAATGATATTAATTCATTTTTAAAGTCATTTTCATTTATATAAATTAATGGGTGTGAAAATATATTTGTTTCAATTTCATATCCTCCACCTTCTTTTTCATGTAAGTACCTAACATTTATTACGAATGTATCTTCTATTTTTCCAATTGTATTATTTGGTTCATCTAGCTTGTTGTAACATTCATCTTTTCTGTATTTATCTCTAAAATCGTTGTATTTTAGAGCTCTACTTGTATATCCTTTTTGTCTAACTTTTTTTCCAAATTTACAGTTCTGTTGCCACCTTCCTGCACTAAAACATTTTCCTTGTTTATAGAAACTACAATTTTTATATTTATCGCAATATGTCATTTCAGCTTCTAATGGTGTTTCTCTTCCACCAAATATACTTTTTCCTCCATATAAATTAACATTTATTTTATCCATAATTGCCTCCTAATCTATTCTTGGAATATGGCTCATATTTTCTGCTACCATATCCGATAAATAATATCTTTTAAAACTTACATCTTCTCCAAATCTATTCTTTTTTTGTACCCATTCTGTTGTAAATTCATATCCATCTTTTTTTAGTTGATCAATTCTTGCTCCTAACTGCATTACTCCTAAATCTTGATATGCTTCCCAACTTGTTATACTTCCAAACTGTCGTATATAATTTATAATTCTGTCCTTTTGAGTTATCTTCATTTGTTTATCACTCCTTACCTAAACTTCTTGTCCATATCTACACTCATTAAATCGTAAAATAAATCGTCTTGTTCTTCTTGTGTTAGTAAAGCATAATCTGAACATTCTTTACATTTTGATATGATTCTTGTTTTTTTAGTAAAATCTTTTTCGATTTGCTCTTTATATTTATTAAATAAAAATAAATATATATTATTATCATTATTGTTTGTGTCCCTTACCTGTCCTTGACCGTACCTTTTGCATGTCCGAGGACATGTCCAAAGTTTCTTTTTGAATTTGATATTTGTCGTAATTTTCAATACTTATAAGAGTTTTTTTGTTGTCCCTAACTTGTACCAACATGCCGTCCTGTTCTAATTGGTTTAAATAATCACTTACTTTATGCCTAGACCATCTCCACCTTTTAGATAATTTCTCTAATGACGTTATTCTTTGTCCTCTTTCTACTTCTATAAAACCCTTATCAAATTCCACCTTTTCTTTTTGGTGATTCACCATTAATAATAAATCTATCCATGCACTTCTTTTGTCGAAAGGCTCTTTGCTTTTCCAGAGCCAATGCTCTTGTAATTGTCTATGTAAACTTATCCAGCCTTCCATATTTTTTCATTCCTTTCGTATAATAAAGGGATAAAACTTATGTCTTATCCCTTAGTTGTTTGCTTTTCCATATTCTTTAATAAATTCTTCTTTTGTTTTGTTGTAATATTTGCACCAAGCTTTTTGTGCTATTCTTTTTAATTGCCTGTTTAATTTGTCTCCGTTTTTGCCGTGTACTCCATTCGTTCCACGATGGTCTTTTCTCATCAAAAATACTATCAAGCCATCATTTATACTCTTTTGTCTGTAAGCCTTTGAAAAATAAACCTCGTGCCTTTCACAATATATTTCTGTTCTTACCGTGCTATATAATTTGCTTTTGGGCATAATACAAAATTCTTCTTCACTCTTTTTTACATTTTTCTTTGAGTTTTTCTGTGTATTTTTTGGGCAAGGATTAAAACTATTACTTAAATCTGTTACTATCATTTCTTATCCCAACTTTCTAACAAACTATCTATTTCCTTTTGTGATTTTGTTTCTATTCCATAAACTTTGCAGTCTTGTACCACTCCATCTATAAGTCTTGCCATTTGTTTTGAATTAAAAGAACTAGAACCATAATAAGCATTTATTATTTTAAATTCTGTATCTCCTATATACTCTGTGTCTGCTATTTCACTAAACCAAGCTATTCCTTGTGCTGTCCACATTTTTTCAAAGGTGTTTACATTGTCTTTTTCTATTTTGAATCTTCTGAATATTCCTAGTTCTTTTACTCTTCTTTTGTATTCTTCAATTGTATCTATTTCTGCTAAATCGCATAATTCTTGTAAAAGTTTCCAGAAATAATTATTTGCATTAGTCGTTCTTTTCTTTATGTATCTCTTTGCTTCTATTTTTAGTTTTAAGCCTTTTAATTGTTCGATATCTGATAACTTGTCCCTCTCATTTATTAAAAAGCTTATTTTTGGTTTTCCTGTCTTATAGTCTATGTTTATTTCTTCTAATGTTCCTGTAGTTTGCATTTAACCACCTACTTATTTTCTTCTGCTAAATTCTTGCCATTATTTTTTAATGCATTTTCTATTGATGAGTAATCTTTAACATCTAATATCTTTGGTAAATTTCCTATTCTAGATTTTTTTACAATTGCTTTTGTTTCATCTCCACTTTTTTCTAGTTGAATAACTATATCCATTAAATATTCCACTATATCTAATGCGTCATATGTAAGCCCTACTGGTTGCATTTTTCCATCTTTTGTATCCCACACATTCTTTGCTCTTGCCACTAATATTAAGTTCATAGGAACATCTTTTAATTGGTTTAATACTGTTCTTGCCATTTCTCTTCTATATGCGTACCATTTTGTTTTTTGAAGTTGGTTTAACTCCCCTACTCTTTTTCCTATCATTTGTTCATATTTCTTAGCACTTACATCTTCTATGCAATCAAGTAAATCTGTAATCGGATCTACTATTAATGTTTTTCTGTCAGGATATTCTCCTTTTAAAATTTCTTCTATTAAATTCACTGTTAACGTTGCTGGGTTACTTGCTCTATTATTTGTCTTGTCTACTTCTGCTTTGCAAAAGTCAAATTGTTCGGCATATAATCTTGTACTGCCTTCTAAATCTATTACTATTGGATTTGGAGAAGATAGTGCAAATCTACTTTTGCCACTTCCACTTTCTCCCCAAACCATAATTTTTAAATTAACATCATCTAATGTTGCTTTTTTCGCTAACATTTTACTTACCTCCACAATAATTATTTTTATTGTCTTTTAAATCTAAATAATCCATTATTTATCCCTCAATCTTTTCTTAAACTCCTCTTTTAATGCTTTTTTCTTGTTATATAGTGTGTTTTCTTCTTCATTCAATATTGCTTGTTCATAAATTAGTTGCGTATCTGTATATCTGGCTATAACTTCATTATACTTAGCATCTTCCATCAAAACCTACTCCTTTCAAATTGATAGTTCATTTCTCTTTCTTCACGTTCATTTTCTTCTAGTATTTTTTCTTGCACTTCTTCTAATTCATCTTGTGCTCTGTATTTAATTTCATTTAAATCATCTATGTAATCTTGATCATCTATTTCATCTATTAATAAATTTATAGAACTAACTATTTCGTCTAGTTCGTCATATTTTCTTTGTAAATCCATTTTTCCTCCTTTACATATCTGCTTCTTTGTGATAAAATAGAAACAGATATGAGTTTATATATATTCTTATTTTTGAGTTATCTAAAGCTTTTGTCGGTGTTAGATAGCTCGTTTATTTTGTCTAAACAATTTTCTACTAAAGCATTTATAATAATGTTTCTATGTTTATTTTTATCTTCTTCTGATACACCCAAGTTGTTTACATCTTGTAAATTTAGTAAATCTCTTATTGTATTATTTAAAAAGTTAATTGACTCTTGTTTACAAAATTTAGTTCTTTGTAATTCTTGATTTAAGTTTTGATTTATTTTGCTTACTGCTAAGCTTCCTTTTTTTAGTTCATTGTTTTTTATTATTAAATCAATTTGTTTAAACATCTCTCTTCACTCCTTTCCTTGTAAAATTTTGTAATTTATTGTATAATTTCCTCGAAATGAGGTGATTATTATGCCAGGTTATTATCCCGCACAAATTTGTTTAAATGGACATGTAATTAGTACTTGTGAGAATAATGTTGAAACATATTGTTCTGATTGTGGTGCCAAAACAATATCTGCTTGTCCTAATTGCAATACACCTATTAGGGGTGATTATAACGATGAATATATTGTATTTAATGATGAATATAAACGTCCGTCCTATTGCTTCGCTTGTGGCAATCCTTTTCCTTGGACTCAATCAAGCTTAAAATCTATACAAGAGTTAATAGATTTTGATAAACAACTGTCTGAGGAAGAAAAGTCTTATATTGATAACAATATTTCCGCTTTAGCCACCGACACTCCTAGAACAAAAGTTGTTGCTACTAAATTAAATGTATTTTTAAAGAAAGCTGGAACTGTAACTGTATCTGCTGTTCGTGATATTTTGGTAGATATAGCTTCAGAAACTGCTAAAAAAATTATTTTTGATGAATAATTTTTTTATATAGCCTATAACTTGGACATCTTCTTTCTCCACAGTTGTACGGCTCTTTTTTTATCCAACAATAACTACATTCTTTTTTTAGTTTTGTTCCACAATTTGTACAAAAATTTCCATTTTGATTTTCTGATTTACACTTCTTACACTCCATTTTCCTCCTCCTAATAAATACTATTTTGAGTAAACGCCCATGCTGTTCCTATTACTGTTACTGCCCATATAGATGTATATACTACTGCTTGTCCTATAAGTTGATATAGTTTGTTTTTGTTTAGTTTTCTTTTCATTTGTTTTCACCTTCTTTCTAACTATATATTTGTTGCATAATTTCAAATGCTCTATCTAAATTTATCCTTATTAGCTTCTCTCCAACTTTTATTTTTGCTTCTTGCATTTCTGGTCTGGCTAATATTTTATATGCTTGTGATTTGCTTAAACTGTATTGTTCCATGAATTGTTTTGGTGTTACATATTTGACTCTCGCTCGTTCTTGTAATTTTGTTGCTGGCATTTTTCTCGTCTCCTTTTGTTTTTATTTATTGTGTTTTAGTTTGTTTGGCTGACATTAGAAGTTAAAAAAATATCATCTTTTTTATAGTTTAATATCTTCTTTATTTTTAAAGCTGTTTCTAATGATGGTGATATATTTCCATTTTCATACCCTGTATATGTTGTTCTGGCAACATTTAGCCTTTCTGCCATTTGCTCTTGGGTATAGCCTTTTTTCTTTCTAATTTCTATAAGTTTCTTTCTCATGTTTTCGCCCTCCTTTTTGTTTGTTCTGCTGACATTATATATAATGTTTGTTTGACTGTCAATACTTTTTTAAAAATTTTTTTATTTTTTTTTAAAAATGTTTGCAAAACTGACAATGAAATGTTATAATTTTCTTAGAAAGGAGTGCTTTTATGAGTTTTGGAGATAATTTAAAAAAAATTAGACAAGATTGCAATCTAACTCAAGAAGAACTTGCAAAAAAAATTGATACATCACGTTCAAATATTGCTAATTACGAAAATAATAAAAATATGCCTTCAATAGATATTTTAAGTAAATTATCAGAGATACTTGACTGTAGTGTAGATTTCCTATTAGGTAAGTCAGATGAAAGAAAACCCAAAGAATCTGATCCTCTAGGTTTAGCCAAAATAGGATTTAGTATGAAAGATTATACCCCTCCTACTGAAACACAAAAACAACAAATTAAAGGATTGCTTGAAGTGGTCTTAAAAGACAATAAAAAGGATAATAAATAA